GCCCGAGCTCCGCAAGGAAGCCATCGAGGCCAGAGAGATGCCCAGCAAGTTGTCTGAGTTCCGCATCAAGCGTCTGAACCGTCGCTCCAGCGTCGCCAGAGGATGGATTCGCTTTCCCGAATGGCAGGCTTGCGGTGGTCCTACCGATCTTACGTGGGACGTGCTGAGGAAGGCTCCATGTTACGGCGGGTTGGACCTGGCGAGCGTGCGTGATCTGGCGTCATTCAGGTTGGTGTGGGATATCGATGGTGAGTTGTATACGGCCGGGTTACGCTGGGTTCCGCGCGAGGTAGTCAACGCCAAAGTTACAACTGGCATGATCCCGTACCAGTCATGGATCGCCAGCGGACACATCAAAGTCATACCGGGCAAGGTACTGGACTACGACACGATGATACAGGACATCATCGATTTTGCGTCTCCCTTCAACGTGCAGGAGATCGGGTTTGACCCGTGGAATGCATCACAGGTCGATCAGAAGCTCGGCAAGAGCTTCAAGATGGTATCGTTTGCTCAGGGTGCAAAGAGCTACCACCCTGCAATGAAGGCATTCGAGCATTACTACATCCAAGGGCACTTCCATCATGGAGGCGATCCGGTTTTGACGTGGTGTGCTGCCAACCTGGTTGTGCGGTTGGATGTCAATCTGAACATGGCACCTGACAAGTCCCACAGCAATGAGAAGATTGACGACATGACCGCGCTGTTGATGGCGGTCGGGCGCTTGGTGGCGCGACCGCAAGAGAAGAAGTTCCAGATGTTCGTGATGAAGTAAGGAGCAAGATCATGTTACTGCAAGCATACTCAGTACTGACCATCAAGGCGGTCGACAAGGAGCAACGCACCATCGAAGGGTGGGCGACGACGCCCACGACTGACCGCGTCGGCGACATTGTTGAACCCGAGGGTGCGGAGTTCAAGTTGCCGCTGCCGTTGCTGTGGCAGCACGACAGCGGCCAGCCTGTCGGTCATGTGATCTCGGCCAAAGTGTCGAAAGCCGGAATCTGGATCAAAGCCAAGTTCGCCACTATCGATGAAGAAGGCTTGCTGCGTGATCGACTGGAAGAAGCGTGGCAGTCGGTACGCGTCGGATTGGTGCGCGGCTTGTCCATCGGTTTCCGCTCCCTCGAACATTCCCTTATCGAAGACACTTACGGTTACAGATATTTGCGTTGGTCGTGGTTGGAGCTTTCCACCGTCACGATCCCTGCGAATGCGGATGCGTCAATCCAAACCATCAAGGCCGCGTTCGGCCGACAAACTCAAGCTGGCGTCTCAGCGACAAAACACAAGGAGTACAAGATGAAAACTTTGCAAGAGCAACTCGCTGAGCTCGAGAAGACGCGAGAAGAGAAGACCACCCGCATGATGGACATCATGCAAGTGGTCGGTGATGAGGGTCGGAAGTCGTCCCCGGAAGAAGCCGACGAGTTCGATACTCTGAGAGCTGAGGTCGATGATCTGAACGACCAGATTCGCACCAAGTCTGTCGAGGTGTTTAACGCCCAGCGTGCGAAGCCCGTCGGCAAAGCCTCCAATCAGGAAGAGGGCTCGCGTGCCCGGAGCGGTATCCTCTCGGTCAAGGACAATCTGCCTAAAGGCATCGCGTTCGCGCAGTACGCGAAGTGCGTCGGTCTTGCCAAAGGCGACCTGTTTGCGGCCGAGCGCGTTGCCAAGAGTCTCGGCAACCGTATCGATCCGCGCATTTCCCGCATTCTTTCCAAGGCTGCGGTACCGGCGGGTTCTACCGAGACCGGCAACTGGGCGGCTAACCTGGTCGGTGACGAGACCGCGGTGTTCGCGGACTTCATCGAGTTTCTGCGGCCTCAGACCATCATCGGTCGCTTCGGCACCGGCAACATTCCCAGCCTGCGTGCAGTGCCCTTCCGGGTACCGCTGATTGCGCAGACGGAAGGTGGCGCAGGTTACTGGGTCGGCGAGGGCAAGGCCAAGCCGCTGACGAACTTCAACTACAGCCGCACTACGCTGGAGCCGCTGAAGGTCGCCAACATCGCAGTGGTCACGCAAGAGCTGCTCATGTCGTCTAGCCCCTCTGCGGATGCGAGTCTCCGCGACCAGTTGGTGGCGGCTTTGCGCGAGCGTCTCGATATCGATTTTGTCGATCCTGCCAAGGCAGCAGCAGCGGGTGTATCTCCGGCGTCGATCAGCAATGGTATCGTTGCGATCGTCGCTACGGGCACTGGTACCGCTGACAATGTCCGCACGGACGTCAAGGCGATCTTCGGCGCCTTCATCGCAGCCAACAACGCGCCGACCTCCGGCGTCTGGATCATGCCCGCGACGGTTGCGCTTGCGCTGTCGTTGATGGTCAATACGCTGGGTCAGCCGGAGTTCCCCGGTATCGGCATGATGGGCGGTACTTTCATGGGTCTGCCGGTGATCACGTCCGAGTATGTTCCCACTCCGTCCGCTGGTGCCTACGTGCTGCTGGTCAACGCTCAGGATATCTATCTGGCGGATGATGGCGGGTTCATGATCGATGTGTCTCGCGAGGCCAGCCTGGAGATGTCCGATGACCCGTCACATGACAGCACCACGCCTACCGCAGCGCAGCTCGTCTCGATGTTCCAGACGAACAGCGTCGCGTTCAAGGCCGAGCGTATCCTGAACTGGATGCGCCGCCGCACGTCGGCTGTGGCTGTTCTGTCGGCTGTCAACTGGGGTGGCTAAGTAGAACTCCAGCACGTTTCGCCCACGCCGGGCTTTTTGTCCCCCTTTCCCCGGCGTGGGCATTTTACAGGAGGTGTGGAGCCATGAAGAAAAAGCCGATGATCAGATTGACCGCAGTGCGTGATCTTGCATATGCTGGCAAGTCTATTTCCAAGGATGCGGATTTCGATGCAACTGTCAAGGATGGTGAAGTCCTTATTGCACTGAACCGCGCGATTGTATCGACCAAGCCAGTGCGCGAGCCAGTCGTCACAGAAGTTCCTGCGGGTCAACTGGTGACCGCAGAAGCCGTACAGGAATTGGGCATGACGCTAAAAAAGGTCGTGGGGGCAAAGGAACAGGAACAGCCCGAGCCCCAAGTAGCGGTCGAGGTTCCGGAACCGGTGGAAGAAGTCGCACAAAAGGAAGCAGCTGAAGAGGCTGCCATTGAGGAGGTACCCACGGAAGCAGATGTGCAGGTACCTGACCAGGTTCCTGCGAAGGAGGATTCGTTGTTGGAGAGCTACGAAGAAGATAACGATTATCAAGATGACCACCAAAGTCTTTTCCCGTCATTCTTGAGGATGGGGAAAAATGAAGCGGATAGTTAAGCGCTTCCTCTCCTCTATATCAAGCTGGCGCACACTCATTCTTGAACGCTGGGGTGGCGCTTGGCAGAGTAACATTGTTGTCGACGAACTCAGCACGCTGAAATTTTTTGCCGTCTATTCTTGCGTGACTTTGATTTCACAAGACGTGGGCAAGCTCCGGCTGCGTCTCATGGAAAAGACGGATGACGGTATCTGGCAAGAAGTCGACGTTGCTGCGTTCTCTCCGGTGCTGCGCAAGCCTAACCACTATCAGACAAGACAGAAGTTTATAGAACAGTGGATCATCTCAAAGTTGATTCACGGTAACACCTACGTATTGAAGCAACGCGACTCACGCAACGTGGTAGTCAAGCTGTACGTTCTCGATCCCACTCGGGTACAGCCACTAATCGCGCCGAACGGTTCGGTATTCTACCGGTTGATGCGCGACGACCTATCGAAGTTGGAAACCGATATGGAAGCTGTTCCGGCCAGTGAGATCATTCACGACACGATGGTAGGACTCTTTCATCCATTGGTAGGCGTATCTCCGCTGTATGCCGGAGGGCTTGCCGCGGTACAAGGTCTGGCTATTCAAAACAACTCAGCCAGGTTCTTCCAGAACAACAGTCAACCGGGCGGTATCCTGACAGCTCCCGGCGAAATTTCTGACGCTACGGCAGAGCGTCTGAAGAAGTACTGGGAAGAGAACTACACCGGGAACAATTCTGGTCGCGTGGCGGTACTAGGAGATGGCCTGAAGTTCGAAGGCATGGCAGTGACCGCAGTCGATGCGCAGTTGATCGAGCAGCTTAAGTGGAGTGCAGAAACAGTGTGCTCTGTCTTCCACGTTCCGCCTTACAAGATCGGTATCGGCCCGGTGCCCACCTATCAGAACGCTGAAGTTCTCAACCAGATTTACTATTCTGATTGTCTTCAGGCATTGCTGGAGTCAATCGAGGTGTTGCTGGACGAAGGTCTCGCTACACTTCCCAAGTATGGCACCGAGTTCGATCTGGACGATCTACTCCGCATGGACAGTGCGACCAAGATGAAGACTGCTGGAGAAGGTGTGAAGGCAGGTATCTATTCTCCCAACGAAGCCCGCAGGAAGTTCAACCTGAATAAGGTAACGGGAGGCGAGTCCCCGTATTTGCAGCAGCAGAATTACTCTCTCGCTGCACTGGATGAGCGCGACCGCAACAATCCGCTCGTGACACCTCCCGCACCTGCACCCGCGGTACCCGAAGAATCGACGGACGAAGAACTCGATGAGGAACAGGCAATGAGTGCAGCTTCAGCCCTAAAGGAATTGCGCCATGTTAACTACGCGTGAGTTGTCTATGCTAGGGAAGATGGTCGCGGAGGTAATCCGGGAGCACCTTTCTGATGTCCTGCCAGCCATCATTAAAAGACTGGCGGCGGTCGAAGAGAGGCAACCAGAACGCGGCGAGAAGGGAGACCCGGGGCTCCCCGGAATGCACGGTCGTGATGGCCTAGACGGCAAGGACGGCGCTCCCGGCAAGGATGGCCTAGACGGCAAGGACGGCGCTCAGGGCGAGTC